TCAATTATTAAATATATAATGAACAACATAATCAATATTAATGTCGGGCGTATGAATCGCTAATTCAATCGTGTTGAGACTAGTCAAATCATAGGTGTCGATGTGATGTAGAATAATGTAATACAAATATTCTTTGATAATATGTTTTTTGTCCATATTATAATCGCGACTAATTTCGTCTACTTTTTCAATTGGGTTGGGGGACTGGTACAATTCTTCCCATATGTCTGAATGAATAATTTTGAAATGGGCAAGATTGTCTTGATTGGTCTGCATGTAATTAATCATGCTTCGAATGTCCGAGCCAAATAATTCTTGAATATACTGCAGCTGTATATCGGAAAGCAACAATTTTTCACCTTCAGACACATGTTTCAAAAAAGTTAAAATGTCTTGTTGCGGTAAATGGTTGAATTTTATCTTGATAAACAACGATTGTAATGATTCATCTATTTTGCTAATGTAATTGCAAATTAAAAAAAATCGGGTATTTTCATAGGTATCGTTCATTAAATAAATGAGAGCTTGTTGTGCATTTTTTGTCATGGAATCTACTTCATCCAAGATAACAATTTTTAATCCGTTGTTGAAAAATGTTTTAGAATTGACAAAGGAATGAATTTGGTTGCGTATGATATCAATGCCTCTGTCATCGGATGCGTTTAAATGAATAGTTAACCCTTTATTAATCTCTTGTTTTTTTTCTTGGTAAAGCCGTATTAAATTAATAATCGTGGTTGTTTTACCGGTTCCAGGAGGACCGAAAAAAAGCATATTGGGAATGTATTCTTGCTCAATCATACTTTTGAACAATAGGTCGTTGTATGGGTTCAACACAATCGATGAAAATTTGGATGGTCGATATTTTTCTGCCCATGGAATTTCCATATAGGTTGTTTGTTGTTATCTTTATATTATTATCGAGCGTTCATCATTCCTGCATTGCCTCCCAAAAAGGTAAGCACGTTGTATCGTTCTTCCAATACATATAAATTAAACGAATATTGGTATATACTGTACGAAGTTTTATTCACACCAATTTGTTCGTTTAAATCAGGGTCGCAAATGACTAAAAAGTTAGAATTGGGGTCAAGCGGTGGGGTAATCGTAGTAAATTCAAATTCTATTTTTGAAAATTTACTTAAATTAATAGCACCAGAAGGTTGTAATTTAAAAGGAGACGTATCTAAACAAAAATTATACTGATATAAACCATTCAACGCAACGAACCCGAATCCTTCACTAGTCAAATACTGTTGGTCTTGTAAATAAATGTTGGCTGTTCGTAATTCTTCACGCACAGTACCATCCAACGTAATTCCAAATTGAACCAAAATATTTTTTTGATTTTCAGGATGAAAATTTCCAGTTCCATAATAATTGGTAGGTTGACCAGTGGAAGGATTAATTCCGTATCCAACGGGAGCAAAATATCCTTCTTCCATTGTATCCGGTAACTTTTCAACTGGAGCAGGAAGGTAATCGTACGGCCAATTTGTAAAATTACTCCATTCGTTGCGCAAAGACGCATCGGTTCGCTGAAACAAAAACATCCAACACATGACGAGCGCAGTTGAATTTTGCAACCAAACTTTATCGGTAACACCTACGTAGGTAAATGTAGTTTGGTGGTATTCTTTGATTAAATATTTTTGAGGTTGTAGTGCAAACATTTTTGATTCTTCTTCCGATAAAAAACAATATTTAGATGATAAATGTGTATTTTCATTCCAAGTCGTGTTGAACGTAGTATAAATCAAATCTACGTTGGGAGGAGGTTGCAAAAATCTGTAAAATTGTTGTTCGGGTATAGTCATATTCGGAGCAATTACGCTATAAGGTGAAGTCAATACGTTGTTGATTTGAAATAATTCTCTTATAGGACGAACTGTAATTTCAATCTGCAACACGTTGTACTGTAAAGCTACTAAGGGAAATGCTTGTTGGGATGTAAACCCCCACCAAATAGGTAACGGAACACGCAATTGTTTTCCGCGAATAGACGGTTCGGGTAATGTACCATTATTGTATACTACGTTTGGATAAGTATTTTTACGACCAAGTGCATTAGCAGGGTCATACATATCCGGGGTGTTTCCAATCATTTCATCCCATTTTTGTTTTTGCGGTCCAGGTAAATCCCGATTGGCTAAAATCACCATGTCCGTACCTGTCATTTGTTGAATCAAACTACCTCCCACTGTAAATTTAATATTTTTAATCATAATAGCTCCTAAATTTTTAATCCATTTAAATTCATAGGGTACCCATTCATTTGTATCCGTATTAGGATAAATAGGACTGTAAATATCAGGAATTTGTATAATAAAATTAGTTTCCATTAATAATTCAGCGTACCGTTTTACTTTAAACGTATAAGTGGTTTCGTTGGTTACGGATAATTGCCGCAACCCTTCATAATCTAATCGAAAATTTTGCATACCAAAATTAGTAATTCGTTTGTAGGTACTTGACCAATATGTTTTTTGTGGATTTCCATTTAAAATAATGTTTTGGTTTCCTACAGCAACTAAATTTAATAATCCACCTGCCATACTTAATACGTAATATAATTTGTATTTAATATATTGTTAGGCTTGAATTTTAAAATATCCAATGTTTTATTTGTGGTTTTAAACAACTCAGGTCCGTAAATATCCTGTAATAGCATCCATTCAAATAATCCTCCTACATAAATATAGGCTAACCCTCCTAATTTATTAATTTGATTGTATTTCACATAAATACTTTCATCATTGCCATTTTTACCGTAAATAATAATATTATTTTTTAATTTTATTGCATTTTCAACTTGACTTATTTCAGATGCAATAGAAACTGTTTTGTAAATTAATATGGTTTGTTCTTGTTCAGGCAACGTATTAATAATAACGGTATGTTCGTTGGATTGTGCATATTGTATATCTTGAAAACTAACTTTTTTAATTATTTGGTTACCCATGATTAATCATAGGGTATACTATTTAATTAAAATTGAAACAAATTTAAATAGTCAGTTAATATAAAAAATGGCACTTATTCAGCTTCCTCCTGTGATTGTTCGGTCGGCCCAAATTCAAAACGTGAAAGATGCTTTCCGAAATCTTTTTGGAGTTGTGTGTATCAAAGAATGCAGTTTTGAAGAACAGAACATTGCGTATATCAAGTTTTTGCCAATGCCATCCTATTTATGTTTGGATTTCTTCAACCATTTAACACAATCGCTTATATTTATCTATAACGGAATACCATTTGTAGTTGATTCGCAATATATCAATGTATAAATTTACTTAATTTTTTCTTTTAGATAGTATGAACAACCGAGAAAAAATAGAAGCATTGAAAGAATTAGCCAGACAATATCCGCATATAGAACATGTGGGAACAATGTGGAAAAATCCGTTAAATCCACGAAGCAAAGGAATACGTTGGACCAAATCAGATTTAATATTATTTAGAATGTTTCAACGTGAGAATGCTTAAGTTCAAGTGTAATTTCATTGATTAACTGGATAGTTTGCAATACTGCACTTATTTTATCTTCGTCTAATTCCATCACATTCCCAAATGATATTTTTTTAGGAGGTTTAACCGATATATCAAAAATATCATGTTGTTTTGATTCTATCGATTGTACATAATAACTGTAATTAGGTACATTTACACCTATCTCAAATACAGGCAAATTACGACAAGCAATCGTATACATGACATTATTGTAGTCCCGTGTAATAATCTTATACGCCATTTATATAATACATACAATTAAAATATTTTATCAATTTTTTAAAAAAAAGCAAAACCCACAACCCTCACTCTAACCCTACCACTTACTTTGCAATACTCGCCATAATTTTTGATGCTTGTTCGTATGCTTTCGACAAAATTTCTTGGACTCGTTCTGTTTCTTCAACCGTTGATTCTTCGTGCAGACTCCATTTGTTGAGAATTCGCGGAATCATGGACCGTGAATAAAATTCGGGCATGTTGAAGAATACCCAGTCGCCGTGACCTAGAACATGAATAATAACAGCGATGGGTGTATCGTCGTCTTCAACGGTAAGACACCGTACGGGAATGCCGCCCAATCGGAAGAGAGATACATTGTAATTTTCGTCTTTGTCCACAATCAAATCGCCGACACACCAAGTAGTAGAAGTTGAGATAGCCATTTTCTGTTGCAAGTGTTGAAACCTTTGTACTATATCCTAATTGGTAAAATCATTTCAATTTTTTTTAAAAAAGCAAAACCCACCCAATGTGACCCACACTCTACCCCCACTTACATTTCACAGTATTTATCATTTTGGCACCGGGATGACCCGTGGTTGAGTTGACCACAAGTGCAGAATTCTTGGTTGTTGATACGGTACATGAGGTCGGACGCTT